AGCTCAAGCATCCTGTGGATCGACAGCACTGGAAGGGAGCGTAGGGCCAAGGCAATTCGGCTGGAATACAGCACCTGCGGCGGCGCAATGTACGCTTGCCCACCTCCAATATCTACAAGCAGCGATTCTGGAATGTCACCAAACCATCCAGATCGGATGCCAATAGAGAACAACCGTTCCAACATTGGGTTGAAAAGCTCGGTAGTCAGACGGGCAAAGGTAGGAGAAAACTGGATCAGTTTTTCGCTGGAGCGCTCTGCCACTTCACGAGCTGTCATCTGCTTATCCAATTGGGCGAACATGGAGAAGAGATCGACATGGAACGCCTTATTGATTGCCGTCTGCCGCTCCAGGACGCGATCTTTCCCAATATCGTAACGCCCAGCCGTCATCCATTCCTTTGGCAAACGATTGGCAATATTTGCATCGAAATAGGTGACGCCTTGCGCGTTGGGGTCAATCTCTCCTTCCAATTCTTCAGGGGCCAGCACTGGGGGAAATGCTGCTTTTTCAGCCAGCGCATCCATCATTTTCTGGATGAAATTTAATTGTCGCGCCTCGGGTAGGGCGGCAAAGGCCGGTGACCACCCGTACTTATTACCCATGTTTGATCCCCACTCGAGATACCTGGAAACCATAACAGGCATCTCGTCGTAGCCCGAGACGCGACATACATGAGCCAATTCCCGTTCCATATACACACAGGCAATTGGCATATCCTTGGGAAGAATACTCCCCTGGACGCGGTATTCATCTTCGCGTGGATAAATAAAATGTAGGAATTCTACTGGATCGTTGGCCTTTGCGGCTTCCTTTTCAATAATCTCCTTCATGCGAGGGGAGAGATTATCAAATCCAAACTTCATCGCAGCTTGGCGCGGGGTTAGTTTAAATTCACGAATTACAGTGTCGATGTTTCCTTCGTCATCTTCGTCAATAACGTAACTCCCCACGGGCCAGCATTGAGCATTGATCCGCTGCTTCTTCCCAGGTTCAAGATACATACACCCTGTCCCGAATGCCGACCGATCAAGATAGAATTCATGGATGGCAGTGTAGAAGTTTGAACGCCCAATGGTTTCCCTAGTGATGCGAGTCGCAAGAGAAAGCCAGCGAGATGCAGATTCGTCATTTAGTAGTTCATCTGGTGAAAAGGCAAACCATGGGTTCTCCTGTGGCGACATCCAGGCCAAGCATCCGTTTGCCAGCGTTTGCACTGCCAGGACCGCAGTGGTATCGTACAGACGCGATTCTACCTCAGTCGATGGGCTGATAGTGCCCTGCATTCCAGGAGACCGACGAGGAGCGCAAAAGTCAGCAATGTCCTTCCACAAAGTTTCCCATGGCACTCGCTCCGACTTGAGGTTGGCGTATCGAGTAAGAAGCTCTTGGGCTTCATGTTCTGACATTTGATGCTTGCTCATATTGTTAACCAAGCAGCGTATTCGTCATGGATGCAGTGGATTTCGCCATGTCTTTCGCATATGGTGCCATTAAAAGGGTTGATTTGATTCCTTTTCGCTGGGATGCCTCTTTCTTTGCCAGCTTCTTTGCAGCCATGACATCTGCATTCGACATCGTAGGTGGAGGGGATGGCACTGGCGCTGGTGGAGGAGGTGCTAATTCAGGAACTTCCATTGGTTTGTTAGATGCCAAAAGCGATTTCAGTAATTCCTTTTCAGCCTGCGATGAAAGCAGGCTTTGCTGCTTTGATGGGGCCGGAGTTTTGGGCTTCCCTCCATGGAAGCGCACTAACTTTCCAGACGGAGAAATTGTACCTTCGTCAAGGCGGGGTCCAGCCATGAAATGCGGATCATCGTGCATTCCTGACCTTAGATCTTCCCATGGCGCTCGTCAAGGCTAAGTGCCCGCTGCAATCGATCCCATGCGTGCCACCGCAATCGACCTCCTCTTCGCGCAAACCCAACAAGTGGAAGGCGATAAGGCGCAAGCTCCATCAGCTTGCTTGCATTTCCAGCACCAAGCCAGACGTACCATGCATCACAGGTCTTTGCCGGAAATGCATAATTTGGATCGCCAATCAACTCGATAGATGCAGATGAATCTACGGGTCTTCCAACTAGCAAGAAATCCGGCCCACTGAACACGCATCCAGTGTTCATGTGGGCTCGGACATCTTCTGTGAAAGAGCCGTCAATTTTGTGACTCTCGTATAGCTTTTCTATCTTCCCTACGCTGCTTGTCATGCATCATTCTTAGGTACTTTTCATCCTTTTGTCCATCGGTAAGAACTGACCCGTCATCCCATCCAACCCAGGTGCTGAGAAGATTGGCAGCAGATTCAACAAGCGGGCCTCCGGTTCGATCTGAAATAATCGTACCCATTGTAATTAGGTGCATTGCCGAGATCAAATCCTTCATGTCAAGCTTTCCGTCGCGCAATGTTTTAATTGATTTAGGAAGCTCCGTTAAAAGTCTGCTAATTGGATCTTGAAGCGAGGATGTATATCCACCAAATTGCATCACTTTTATAAAGTCAGCAACTAAATTAATTCCAGGAACACCACTTACTGTTGATGTTGCCATTGCGGCTACCCATGTCCTCCAGTCCATCCAGAGTTTTTCGTCCGGCTCATCTGAAAATAAATCCTTATACGCCATTCTGCAAGAATTTTCTATTAAAGGAATTAATATCATCATTGCGACAAGCCTATCTGCTCCGGTTTTTGCATCTATATGACCATCACGAATCTGCTCTATTGTCTTAAAAATATTTGCAGAAAGCATCCGAGGTGCAGATTTAAAGAAAAACAATGTACGAAGAGCAATTGCCTTGATGCCAGTTGATACGGCAATTTCATTTTCAAAATTAGATTTTCTAGAGAAATCATCTGGTTGCGCTGTTGCTTCAATTGCCTCTCTAAATTTATCCATTGCATATTCTTCCTCTGCGGCATCAGATCCCATAGCTCCTTTTATGGATTCCTTATAATGCATATATGCAATTGCCCCACTTAATGTAGTTAATGTTGCGTCAACTACAGAAAGTGATTCTGATCCCATTTCACCAACTCTCATAATTGCCTGCTCTACAATATTAGCATTTTCCCCAGTGAGCATTGTTAATAATTGCCCCTGAGTATATCTGCCTCCGCGCCTAAGATACATTGAAAAATCATTATAGATTTTTTTTAATATTCCTGGATTTGCAGCAATTTTAGATAATTGTTTAAAGTATTGTGTTGCGCCAATTCTTGATGCAGATGCAATTGCCGCAGAACCCTGTGCCATTAAGCTACCAATGCTTCCGCCAATTCCATTAGATACAGCCGCTGGCATCATTCGCTGAATAAATCTATTTCCTTCTGAATTAGATACAGCATCTGCCCATCCGCCATTTTCAAGAGTTCTAATTGCTATCATTAACCCTTTGTAGGCCTGCGAACCAAACTTTGCTTTAATTGCATATTTGACTTCTTGGTTTCCAAATACAGCACGCAAGTCACGAGATAGTTCTGCGGTAGCTTTCCAGTGGCTTATCATTCCAACGTGCGACATACGCATCGCCAATGCATTTGTTAATCTTGGTGATGCACCATGCTTAACACGCCCCTTGATTGAATTGATTGTTGCTCCGCCATTTACCATCGGTAATCCATTTGGCCCTATAAACAAATCTGTGTCTCCGGCAGAGTCAAAACTGGCGCGGGCATAGTTATCCTCTTTTGGCATATTGATATCGAACAATGCCCGATACACTGCATTCATAGAATCGTATTCTTGGGCGTATCTTGACCTGAGATGCTCGCGGATTGCTTTTGCTTCTGGGGATATCCAATTTTCAATCTGTTCGATAAAGTCAGCACCAAGACCATGCTTTTCCATATTTGGCTTATACCTATCTTGTTGCCAAATCATTGTATAAAATACTGCCTCGAGTTCAGATATATCAAGATTGTGTTTAGTTCCAGGATCAGCAATGCGCTCAATACTTACGCTCTCATCGTCATCTAACGCACCGTCAACTGCATTTTGCAAATCCGAAAAAGATTGACTTCCTTTTTTATACCTATTATCTTTAAGAGTTCCGTCAAGTATATTTTTAGCTACTTTAATTGGAATAACATCAGTTTCATATTTTACATTTTTTGACCGTTGCAACTTGCCTTTTACTTGCTTGCTTAATTTACCAAGCCAAATGGCTTGGCGTCCCGCCCCTTTAATTCCAAAATTTTTGGAAATAAATTCATTGAGGGCCTCTGTTTCAGCATACTGTTCCCACCGCGCTTTTTCACGCGAGTGGCGTATCCTTGTGCTAAATTCTTTTGTGATTGGATGGTTTTCCCCAAGAAATACCTCTAATCTATCGTAAATATTATATACAATTCGCAGTAACTCTCCGCCGCCGACTTTGGGAGCCTTGCCTTGTTTTTTATCTCTTGCCTCTCTTGCTTCTGCATCCTGTAAATCGGCCTCACCAATTGTATTAATTACTAGCGAAACTTTTTCACTTATTATTTTTTTACGTTCTTCGATTTTTGCCTTATTAATCGAGCGACCAAGTTCAAAGGCGCGAACGATCTGCTGGTATGCGTGATATACTTCGCTGGCATTTCTTTTAAATTTACCAGTTTGAAGAATTCCACCAAATACTATTAAATCTAAATTTTCATCATTTAGCTCATTAATTTTATCGGCGTCTGGTTCATATTCTGCATTTTCATTATTAACCAATACTTCAATTTCATTAACTCTTTCATCAACGTCTTTGATTGACATTCTTGAAATAAGCCGAACCCTATTAAAAAATTCATTCCACTCTGGAGTAGTATTTCCAACGATGACTTGATTTTTCTTTACAGTTACTTCGCTTTTTTCAAGAATATTTTTAACATCCTTTTGGAATCTTTTTAGCAGATGCTTTTCAATTACTACATTAATTTTATCAAGCTCATCAAGTATTTTGGATGCACGGGCTGGTGCCGATGAAAGTATAGCTACATTATAAACACTATTTAATTTTCCGCGAATCTCTGATGGCATTGAAGCTACCGCAGCCTGCATAACTCGGATATCACGAAGAAGTTGCGCCCTGAATGTGTATTGAGCTGCTTGTGTTTTTAGAATATCTTTTTTCCAGGCCAAGGCTACGCTACCTGGGCTTTGAGGGCCACGAGCTTTATCTTCTTCAGCATCACGCCAATCCTGAGCTTCTTTGACCGCAGCAGCGTATGCTTTATTTTGCTTTTCTACAGTTGAGTTGTACCAATTTCTTGATTTTGCATTAGCTGTTTTCAGCGCAGACCTTATGTCGGCAAGCAGTTTTTTAGCTTCTTCGCTTGAGGATTCACCTGCAATATATTCTGCATCCTCAACGCTGATCGCGCCTTGATTAATAATTAAATCCTTAATAGATTGAAAATGATTCCATGCATCAGAGTCTTCGCCTTCCTTGCCCTTGAACTCTTCATTAAATACTTCGCCGCGAATAAGGGTGCGCTCACTCTTTAGCTCACTAAGTCGCGTTTTGCGGAAAATTGCATTTCGGCGGACTACTTGTTCTGCATCAAGATCTTGTGGGGTGCGAACCTCGTAATCAGTTGCTGCCCGAAACGATGCTTCCCTGGCAATACTGGATGCCGACCGCTTCTCAACCAGCGCAGGGATAACGCGGCCTGGAATTAACTTGCCCTTGTCATCAAAGCGATCAGGAGTGACTCTGGTCGTTCTCAGGTTCTGCGCTATCTCTTTGAGGACTTGAGCGCTTTTGTTCCACATCGCATTACGGGCGGGGAGATTACTCGCCATCTTCTCATCGATGCGGTTAATAACTTCATCAAGTGCAGCAAGCGGAGAAACACTGTAGGAGATATTGGCGTTAGTTGTATTGAAACGTTGAGAAATGGGGATGACTTTACCTTGGTTGTCGCGGGTAACTGGGTCGGCAGATTTAATCAGATTTGGATCAAGTACTATAATCTCGCCAGTATCACCTAAACCTGAATTTTTAGGATCAACCATTGAAAATCCTAAGCTTAAAGCAAAGCTTGATACATCAGATGGATTTGCGCCATTCCATTCCTTTCCAAGGGACTCCCATTTTTTGCGGAGATCAATAATATCAATTACGCGGCCCTTAACGTAGACTTCATAAACTTTAGGATTTAAGGCTTTACCTTTTCTACCATCGATGTCATTGGCGTACCTTAATGCAGTTGCTGGATCTGAGGTAATAGATGTCCCAATAAGTGGAAAATCATCAGCTACTGTTGGAATAAAAACATCATGCGATCCATCTGGACTCCCGTGAAGTCCCATAGTATTAAATCCGCCCTTAGCTGCGGCATCATCTACAATTTCTTGTTGTTTGGCCACATCTCCAGACTCAACGGCAGCCATGTATTCTTCATCAAGCGCAGCCAGCGGAGAGACAGACATACTTTCGCCAAGTATACTTTCTGCCTGCGAAACCATTATGTCGGCAATTTCTTTTTCAGCAATAGATTTATCTTCAAGCCCAATGCTCTTGCGAATCATTGACTCAACATCAGAAAGCTCGCCTGATTCCCTTGCTTTTTTCACTGCATGGACATTTCGCAAGACCTCCTTAAAATAACCCATATAAGCCTCAAGCTTTGATACCAGTGACTCATCAACTGTTTCCTTGCCGACCTCTTCCCGCAAGCGCTGGCGGATTCTTCTCATGGTATCGGCAGTTTCGGATCTAACGGCCTGCGCTGCAAATCCTCCTTTTTCGCTTTTTGTCCCGGTAACGTAAAGGCGAACAAGTTTTGACCATCCTTCCGTAACCCCTAGGTCTGTGTCATTTTCCATAAACTTGATGCCTGTAACTGCCTCAAGTTTTGACAATGCTCCCTTCATGGTCTCCTTAGTAATCTCACCGGCCAATACGGATTCCCGATAATCGTTTTCTGCGTTTTCTTCAACCAAATCAATTATCTTGCCTCCAGCCAAAATAGTGCTTACGCTATTAAGAACTTTACCTTTAACTTCAGTAATTGATTTCCCTAAAATCCTCATATTGTTGAGGGTTTTAATTGTTTCTGGGTTTTCAGTATTCTGAACTACTGCTGGCATTCCGGCAGCAGATGCTGCAATTTGAACTCGGTTCCAAATGTTTTCAATTTTATTAGAACTTTGCCCTTCTTCTTCTGCCGTAAAAATTTCATCCAAAAATGTTGCCTTTTCTTTTTTCATTGATATGGTTCTCCCGATACTCATTTGGGATATCATCTCATCTACAGCGGAATACCATTTTTGTGTTTTGTTATCTGCCATTGCGCTTAATAGGCGCATAGCGTCATTTGATGATGAAACTACAGTTCCATTAATATTATATGTATTATTTTCTCTTTTAATTACAATATCCTCCCCGCCCGCCGCCTCTCTTACAGCTTCTTCCATTGCTGCATCAATCATACTATATTTTTCAATATTGGATGATTGCATCGCAGCACGAGATATATCTCCAGGGGCGGCGCTTGGATCTAGGATGATATTATTGGCCTGCTGTTGATCTTGATTGATCGCAGCGGTTACTACTGGAGTCCTTTCGGTCCAGATTGATGCCATATATTCGGATTGTTCCTGAGGTGTTACCTGAGCTGTAATACTATTAATTTGCTCATTAGAAAATCCAATTTTAGATAATGCATCGCGATTAGATACAAGTTTTTCGATTCCTTTAAAATCACGGTAGCCGCCAATTCCTAATCCAATTAGCGCAAGCGGAAGCATCGACACCCATGTTTCCCACGTTGCCGTCCACCCTTCTTTAAGTAACTCACTGACTTCAGCAGATTTTCTATCTTTATCAATAGCTGCCGCCATATTTTGAGTTAACATCGGAACCATTTGTTGCGTTCCTTCAACTACGCCTTCTAGTAGTGTTGTTTTAACGCCTTGCCCAACTCTTCCCATTAATGATTTTACTAAAGTTGTTGCCGGGGCTTTCATTGACTCCTTAAAGTTAAGGAGCGACGGCAGCTTTTTAAATAGTCTAAGTTCGATTTTGTCTAGACCAGATTGCAATCCGGCTACGACAAGAGATTGAGCCATTGCTTCACCCGGTGAAACACCAAGGCTTTCCAATCGATTTACTTCATCATTGAGGTATGCGTTGTAATTGAGCGCCATCCCTCCTGGAATAGCAAATGTAGCCATAGATGCAGCAAAATTCAACCCACCGTAATAAAGAAGGTCAACGGCCCTGTTGCTACTTTTAACGGGGTCAACTCTGCCTGTAGCAATATCACGAAGCTCTCTCGTAATTTTGAACTGCTCCTTTACCTTGCTCACTTCTTTATTTGCCTCTTCTGCTTGCTGCTTGGTAAGTTTTACTTGATTTGTCGGCGTCACTATTGGGGCATTAAGTCCAGACAAAGCACTGGACATACCTTCGGCAACCTCAGATTGCTTATCAGCAACTAGCTTTTGTGGATTATTTGCAGAATTAGCGTTTACATATTGACCTTCTGTAAATTGAATTAAATTAGTTAACCCCCTGTTTGTCATCTCGTCAACAGCAGTCGTCAATCGCAACCCCACGCGAGCAAGTGCTTCTCCGGTTTTTTGGCCTACGTTTTTTTCTTTTGCCATAGCGTCTTCTTTTACCAAAGACAGCACACTACCGCGTTCTTCAGCCGTAAGCCCAGATAATAGCGGCAATAGCCCAGCAACATCAATTGTCGGTGTATCCTTTCGCATTTCTTCGGTAAGCACCGAGGTGATCATTTGGGCGCGACTGCGATAGTCATCCCATTTTTTCTTCCCTTTGTTGTAAAGCGACGAGAATGCAGCAAAATTATCTTGGGCGTTAAATCCAGGCTTGTCTTTTGCTTTGATCGCCCATTGAGAATATGCATCTGCTTCGCTTACTTGATCTCGTGCCGCGACCCATGCTGTCTGGGCAAGGGCATCTTTTCGATCTGGATCAGTTTTAGGGTCGCCTTCAATCAGGTAGCGCTTGTCGCGCTTCAGCTTGATTGAGTCCCGTAGCAGCTCTTGAAATTTCTTGGGGTCATTCTCGGCCCCAGGACTCCCAAGCGCAGCAGCGACCCCAGAACGGTAACGAGGAAGAGCATAGGAGATCTGCTCCCCGGTTGCGCCGGAGATCATGGAGATTGCTTCCATTTCCTTGTAGAGATCCTTTTCCTCAGGCGTGTCCCCTGGGGTCTCGGCACCATCAAGCCAGCGGGCTTCGATTTGTTCGTTTGCTTTTGCTTTTTGAGCTTCTAATGAGGGCCAAAGATGTTCCCCGGCAGCAGTGCGTGCAGCAGCATAATCCCGCATTTTTTGTTGTGCCCACGGACGTTCATTTTCTGGAATTTCATTACGACGATTCCATAAAGACAATGCGCCAGCTTCATCGAGAAGTTCTCCTTTTGGTGTAATCATTTAGCGTTAAGTCCGTATGGGTTTGTAAATTCATTTGCCGCTGGATATTGCGGAAACAATCCAGTTGGAGCAGTTGCTGATGGAAGTTTATTTAAATCGACAGAATTTCCAGTTTTAGTGACAAGCAATCTTTGCTGAACCCACGCACTGAATGCAGCCGGATCATCGGCAAGTCCTGGGTTTTTTTGTATTTCAATAGCTAATTCTTTTTCAAGGGCAATGCTTGCCCTGATATACTTTATGGCTATTTGTGGATTTTTCTTTTTAACATAATCCCCTGGGACAGGAACATCAACCCCTTTTGCATCTGGTTCTGTTTTTTGTACATTAATTTCAGTTAACCCAAATGACCCAGCATCTTTAAATGCATCAAGTTCAGCAAACAAAAGCCTGCTTAAATCCTTAGGAATATCTTTTGATATTGTTTTTTGCTGTCCGTACGGATGCTTTAAATAAAGCTTTTGCATTAATACGCTTTTTGTTAATCCCGCTGCTTTATCACCTTTTTCTCCCATTAATTGTGTTTGCTGGACTAATATGGCCCATCCTTCTAGGCTTCCATTTATTGGATCATAATCTTCAATTCTATTAAATAAAGATGTAGCTGTAGTTTGATTAAAATCATTATCTTTTACATTGCTATCAAGAAAACTTTTTCTGAAATCCTTTAATTTATTAATTTCATTCTGAGGAAGTCGCAGGGCTTCTCCATTTTCTTGAATTTCATTATCAGACATTGGTCGATTTGGCTCTATAATTCTATCAACAATGCCACCATCACCATGAATCAAATCTTCTTGTAGTTTTTTAACTGCCGATTCGGCTTGGCTAATCATATTAAGCCTAGTTACTGCATCTAGGTTTGGGAATGCCGATGATTTTGATTCATCATTTGGATCATTTGCTTTTAAAGCATCTAGTGCGATAAATGGTCCATCACCTTTAGTATCAGCAAGCAACTCTGCGACATGATTCTGATCATTGCGTTCAGCCTCAATGACATCGGCTTTTCTTTTAGACTCAATTTCATCATCAACTCTAGTTGGGAAATCTGGCAAAGCATATCCATCCTGGACGGATTGGCCTGCTTTTTGTTTTGCTTCATCAAATTTGCCGTCACGGATAAGAGTCCTTACCTCACCACTTCTAAGTGCTGCTACTTGATTAAATGCAGTAGTCCCGCCCTTGCTTACTAATTGCGCCGCTTTGTCCCCCTCGTAATCAATAAGCCTTAATTTTATGGCAGCCTGCGCCTGAGGATGCAAATTCTTCATTCCACTAACCTCGCCTTTGAGCGGAGCGTACGTTTGCTGCCAATGATCTTCCCAGGTTGTTGTATCTGGATTTAGGCGCTGCCATTCCTCCTCTTTAGCCCAAGCTATTTTTAATTTATTATCTACAGTTGCTACTTGGATTTCGCTTTCAGCATCAGTTTTTTTCTTTGAATATGCTGCCAGGATACTCCCGGTTTCTGAGATCGCCTTGCCAACGGCCCCCAGGGCTTCGTATGGCAACGCAGCAGACTTATCCATCATCGGCATAGCCATCGCGCCTCCAAGGCGCTCCAGGGCTTGCTGTTCGCCGCGTGTATCGATGCGCGGAAGTTGCTGGTTGTTCAAAACTGGACCAGGACCAGTTGGCACGTTGCCCGGAGCGGGAAGAGTTACGATTGGCATATTATTTTTTCATCATGTAGGCTCCTTCTCCGATACCACTTAGCAAAGTTCCACCTGCTTGGATTGCCCCGGCCCTGGCTGTTGCATTACCAGTCATTCTTGTAATTGCAGCAGATTGCAACTCTGATGCGTAGCCAGCTTTTGCTTGTGCCTTGCGAAGCGTAGATTCGCGTAATGCTGCCTTCTTTTCAATGGAAGCTTGAGCTAATCCAACCTGCCCAGAGAAGCGCTCCATCGCGGCCTGTTGTTGAAGATTAGCTTTAGAAAGTTCATTTGCGTACAAGATATCTTGCTGCTGGCGAACTGAATTACCGGCGCTTTCGGCTAATAAATCTAATGGAGTCCCAACTCCCTCAACCATTCCAGATGCAACAACTTGGGCTCTTTGCTTTGCAATTACTCGATTTGCTTGATCCCGGAATCTTTCTAAATTTGCACGGGTTGCGGCATCGCCTCCAAGAGCTTGGTTTTCAATGCTAATTGCATTATTTTCCTTTGCTTGCGCCTCAAGTGATCGAAGTTTAAAATTAGCAATGGCGCTTGCTTTTTGAAGATTCGATGACCCAATCAGGGCCATGTATTGCATTTTAGCGTTTTTTTCCTGCTGTGCTGCATTTATTTTTGAAATAGCTTGCTGCGCCACACCAGATGAGTATGACCCATACGAATCAATTGCTTTTCCAATTAAGGAAGTTGCTGCTGCTGCTGCCATCCAGATCATATTATTATTATTCGTCAAAAATATCTACACGAACAACGAGTGCCGACAACGTGAACGGCAATGGTTCGTCGTGAGTAATTGTAATGTCAATTGAATCCCGGTGAGACGAAGCAATTGAAACTGTTTTATCACCGCTGAAAATGGGTGGAGGAGAATCCATCGGCATATCTACGGTCCGATATTGGATGTACTCCTTTCTTGATGTTGGGCTATCTGCCACATTCCCGCCCAAGCTGTCGATTAATCGCAACATGGCCGAGTAAATTTTGAACGTCCTCCCCTGGCTGGTCCCATTTCGCATTGCCGACTCAATCTTCATTGGCTGGACAATGGATGTAAATTTCAGCCCCACGCATACTTTTTTTGCAGCTGTCTGCAACGTAACAACTCCCGTCCCGGACACCACTGCGTCCGCCTGTTGCGCCCCGTCAGCAAGGATTGACACCGTGCGCCCAGCCAAATGCAGTAACCCATCAACTGTGTTAAACGCGACATCAGATTCTTTAAAAACGGAGGAATCCGTATAGCACCTCCGGGTGGTTGTCCCGCCTGTATCCCCAGCAAACATGGTCAACGCATCAAACCTCTCAAGGAAATACGCCCCATTACGCTCAACTGTAAACCAAATCTCATCGCCAAACCCAGTAAATATACTTGCGACTGAAATAAACTTTCCATCCGTGATGTGTTCATGCCATGCAAACACATTCTCCTGACCCTCATAGGTCATTGCAGACAATTTTCCCTCCGTTGTTACGCACCACAGCACGGCCTGCCGCTGTCCTTGCCATGCCATTTGCGTTACACCAGCATAAGTTAAATGGGGTGCCATTAATGACAAGTTTGCCGATTGATAGCGATCATTCTCTCCAAACACCATACTGCGCAAACCAAGTGCGTTTCTCATCTGGAAAATAATCCCGGATTCAACCAGCAACGCTGGCTTAAACGCAGATCCATAGGCGCTCTGCCTTCGGAACACGGCAGTTGTTGGCGTAATTATTCCACCGTCAGATGACCCAAGCGCCCATTCGTCTAACGATGTACCAATAATTAAGTCTGTTTGCGATGCTATCCAGTTAATGCTAAACGAACGGTGTGATGCAATCTCAAAATACAACGCGGAATCATCGTAAGTATTTTTAAAGTAGTTCTCAAAATCTCCAATCACTGATGCAAAGATCGCCTGCGGGGACTTAATTGTCGCCGCAAAATAAAGCCGTTGTTGGTGCAATCCTAATGTTCTTGGGTATCCCTGTGCCCCAGACCAAGCACCCTCGCTCCAATCTGCCGTTGCAGTAATTGCTGCAAGCTCTCGATATACTTGAGCTTCTACGGAGGTTGCCGAAATGACTTTTGTAATACGGACTAATCCATGAATACTTGATTCGCTTGCCTCAAGAACAAATGTTGGGTTTGTACCAGTATGTGTGGTGGCTAAAATCCGTAACCGGAATGTCCCTTCAAACTCGGCTCGCATTGTCTCAACTACATTACGATTTCCGGCACTTGACCAGGACCGAATTGTTTCGTAACCTGCAAGCGCATCTGAGTATTTCTCTAAAAGGATTGTTCCAGTCCAATTCCCGTAGCTTGAAAACGTATATTCACCAATAATTCGCAATGAATCAGGTGAGTTTTGCGGGGCTATAACTCCTCCTGTTGCGGTTGGTATAAATTTAATTGCAGAATTATCTCGATGGTGCGAAATATCCCACCATGCACCAACATGGGAGGAATTCCATAGTGACGCAGATGCGGTAAGAGTAATTACTCCAGTTAATCCGCCTGGAGTAATTTTAATTGGGCCAATATTTTCGTCAAGAAACATTGGATACCCATTGAATCCAGCAAGCGATGCTGCTGTAGGCACTAAATCAGCTCTATTTCCTGAAAGGTATTCTGCGGTAATATTTGTTTCTGAAGCATATACACCGCCGAGAGTGCTTGAATATTTAAATGAAAAAACTGCGGTTGATGTACCTGAGACATTAACCACAGTAAATTGAATCCAGTATGCTTTATTTGCCGTAAGCAGGGTGCCTGTTGCTGATTCGGCTGATGTTGTCGGTCCTCGACCTGCACCTAGAATTCTATAATCTTGATAATTAATTCCAGGATTACCATTTTCTGCTGGATTGAAATCAATTGTGGCGTAATATGAGGGAGCGCTTATTCTAAATTTATAATATGCCGTGATTTTTGGTACAAACCATCCACGAACCACTGTCCCTGTATAGCCGTCTGTATAATTAGTAAAACTAGCACCTGACTGTGCTTGAGCTTTAATAATAACATTCCTGTTTAGTTTATCGTAAATATCTGTAAACATAATATCATCCCCTCCGTATGGGGTTGACATTACATTTGCAACAGCCGTTCCTGTCGGCGGCGGATTTAAAGGGGCTGCGGCCCATCCGGTACTTGGTTCATGAATTTCGCGCAACCTCCAGTCGTTAATAGCGTATTTAGATAATACTTTTGGGGGGTGAGCTGGATGCGTAATATAAACAATATCATTAATATGCAAAAATTGCATATCTGCAATGTCAGCCTCCAAATATTTATGATCTACGCTTGTTTGTTGAATTCCATCAGACCATATAAAAAATTTACCAGGATTAACCTGTAGGATTACCGATGAAGAAAACGAAAAATTTAATCCAATTAATCGAGTTGCATTTGAAATTAAGTTTGTGCCATTGCTTTTCGCCACAAACACCGTCCCAGGACGTTTGGTCGTAGGCCCATGGATGCTTGCCATCATGTTCTTCATCTGGCGACACCCATTGGCGTACTTCTCCAGGGTGACCCGAGACTCAAGCGCAGGTGCCAGTTCCCCGGCGTTAAACGATGTCTGAAGAGAATGGATTCCCATAATTGTTATGCTCCCGCAACTCTTGCATTGATGAACCTAGAACGCAACGGCATCAAAGGCTGCCGATCCATCCCCTCATTGGCGTCAATCCTTCGCGCCAAGGGTGCCGTGATGCGCTCATATTCAGACACCAAGTCGGGGATTTGAGCGGAACTTCCGCGCAAAACGGTCGCTAACTTAGCCGCAAGCTTCAATGACATTGCTTCACAGAAGATCGGATCCCACTTGGTGACATCAGTCTCGCGCCTAACGTAAACCAGATTCACGCTTCCCTGGTCGGTCAGCAGCTTTCCAGACTCAATCGCCCAAGGATCCCCCAATCCATCTTCGCTGTCGTTCACCTCAAGCGCCCGAATGAAGTCAGTTGGGATTGCGTAAGCGTACGTCCAACCAAATGCTGGAGCTTCAGAATACTGCACCAGGGCAGCCCGTGCGATTGCAAAATTCCACCGATGAGACCGCAGAACCTCATCTCGCGTCATGTCATAGTAGAGCTGGCAAGCCCGTCCAGCAACGCTGGCATCGGTGATTGCCAAGATCTGCTCCTGGCCCAAGCGACCCAACGCTTGGTTGCAAATGTTAGTGTCGGTGGTACTCATAACGAAGAAGGGGCGAGACAGCCTAAGCCATCCCGCCCCAAGATGCAACACCTCTGATTACTTGCCGCGCTTATAGGCAAGCATGAAGTAAATCACGGAATTGGCGGTAAGTGTAGCTGCCCCGGTGGTTACTGTCATAATAATGGTAGTTCCATTATTAATATTAGCGGCATTTGTTACATCTGGTTTTAAGTCAGTTGCAGCAGTCCATGCGCCTTGGGTTGATACACCATTTTTACTAAAACCAATATCACCAACAAGCCCACCAAGAACTAAACCTTCACAGTATCCATTGGCAACTTCAGAGCTGCCAATTTTTACAGTAAGGGTTGCCCCTGGGCTAACGGTAGTATAAGCTTTGCTAAGGGCAGGGATTGGAATACAATCGGCTGGAAGAACACAAAGATTAACAATATCGTTAAGCGCAGGAAGGCTTGCGGATGGGACGGTATACGGAATAATAGCAAACTCAACAGTTCCAGAGACAATATTAGAATCCAGAAGTCGCGTTGGGTTTGGACCATTACTAGATCCAGACGCGACACGATTGACGGCTTGAGCAAGATAGGTAGTAGTACTAGTGGTAGCCATAATGTTTAATTATTTGGTTGTGTATTGTTATTAATATCAACCAGCAACTTCCCAGCACTGGATTTTACAGACAGCTTCATCATGGACACGGACACCACCAAGATCCCAAGAGGAGTAAATCTGCGTGGCGTAACTAAGATCGCTCCGTTGATCAATGCGGGTAGTGATCGTCCCCTTGATCATCTTGATTGCGCCTTTAACAAAGGCAACACATGGTCGAATCCCAGCAGTTGCAGAAGTTGCAACAAGGGCGGCCTCAGTATTATCAACGTATTTTGGAATACGGTTGTTTACGATAAACTTGAAACCCATGAAGGTATCAATGGTTCCAGCAACAAGCGCTTTAACGGCAGCATAGTCACTGGAAGTAAACATCGAATTACTTGCGGTGGACGCATCAAGCATATTGCTCAACTGACGAGAGGTCAGCATAATGCAACGCTCCATGCCTGGGTCAATTTCAGCAGCCATAAAGAACTCAGATGCGCGAATAAGCTTAGAGAGGGTAAGCCCACTTTGAGCGCCTTCAGTAATAACACCACTAGTGGTAGAAGAGAACGCTTGCGTTGTATTGCCGAGTTCGCCAGTGACAACGCTACCAAGCGCAGTCTGATAGACCAAGTCATCGAAGTTACGATTATACTCCGAGGTGTGGTCCATGACGTACTGGGACGTTGGCAGCACAAGCTGGCCCAGGTTGTTCGCGTCATCCTTGTCGAGCATCTTGCCGATATCGTAGTTGCGGCGGAACGCCCAACGGGAATCGGTAACGACGTTCTGGATGTTCGTCACACCCATACGCTCGGTGCGGAGGCGGGAGGTGGAAGCACCCACACGGTCGAAGCGCTTGCGCTCCCCGGTGAAGCTGATGGTATCGACAAACGGATCAGTTCGCGACTTCTGCTGTTGGAGTCGGGAGATCCAGTTATTGTTAAACTCGGTGGTATAGTGGGAAGGAATTAGATCGGCTGGCATTGGATTGGATTAGTTATCAACGGTTAATCTCAATCGGGCTAATCGGGGAAACCGGGCGCGAGGTGCTGAGAAGCAAGCCGAGTAGTCCTTGCGGGCTCAAACGTGCGTGTCTGATGCTACGCGAAGTGCTGAATGGTGTCAACACCCTAGTTTTATCCTACGACGCATTCCAGGCCATCTCCCGGCATTCCTGTGTCCTTCCCCATCGCCGCAACCTTCTTCCCGCCCTCCTGCTCGGGGTTACCTGATTCACCCGATTCGGGATCCATTTCCCAGAACTTTTCAAATTTCAGGATTTACCCCCCAAAAGCCTTGTCCGATTCACCCGATTCGACCCCCATTTCCCAAGACTTTTCAAATTTCAGGATTTACCCCCCTGAAAGTCACCCGATTCACCCGATTTGGGGGACATTTCCCAAGACTTTTCAAATTTCAGCCAAGGAAAGGCCCAAAACAGCCCAGTTTTACCCGATTTCTACCCGATTCACCCGATTATACCCCCCTCTCCCACAACTTGTATATATAGAAAAAAAATAAGTAGTTAGGAATAAAAGTGTATATAGGGACTTTTAGGGAAATCGGGCTGAAATCGGCAAATCGGACACCAAATCGGACTAAGATTTCTATTATCCACCAATTCTAATTGGTTTCATGCCCCTTCGCTGCGTTTTTCTGGATTCCTTAATATATCCCCACTCGGGAACAATTGATGCACCAGATTTAAACTCAATCATTCCAGACAAATGAGCCTCCGCTAATACTCTAATTGGGTCAGCAGTGTGCGATGCGCGATCATGAACCGGCTCACTCCGTGATAAAACACCATCGCGTTCAGGTCGCGCTCGGTAGCAAGCCAACATATTCATCGCCTCGCTACACGCTGGCTCGCGAAATTCAAACAGCGGGAACATCTGAATTGCATGGTTAATCCCAACCCAGATGTCATGCGGCCTTGGAACAAACTTCATGTTCGCCCTTCCCTCATCCGCCCTCGTTGTGTCCTCCAACCCCTGCTGCAACCAAGCAGCCGCAAACTCACTTGCCATCGTCCTTCCAGTTCGCTCAGTTTGCTGTGCATCATGCGGGAAATAATGCGACCCAAACGAGTACCCCTTTGCCTTCATGTAGGCAATTCTTGGGATCAAGGTCTCGCTCATCTCGCGATCACAATCGATGAATCGAATGTATCTTCCTACAATCTGGAAATACCAAACTACAGTCTGCAAAGGCGCTCCCAAATCCCACACAGTGTGAACCAACGAATTCGGATCCACAGGCATCATCCCAGTCCTTTGCTCCGCTCGCGCTCGATCCATCTCCTCAGCATAAATCGCTCCAGGCACAGGGCTGCTCCAACACTCATCTAAGAAAGTCGGATTCTCCCGCAACATGAAGATCCCCTGCGCTCGTCGCTCAACGGCCCACCATCGCTTCTGCTCATCACTCAACGTAATTCCTTCACCCACCAGTCGCGGTTCAATCTTTTCAAAGTACGCCAACGCCGCCGCGTCCATACTTCCCTCAGCACTCACGTTTCGCGGATCAACCCACCAAGGGCTAAATAAAACGCGCCAATCATCAGCTACTCCACTTAACGCAGGCTCAAGCAATTCCCATAAATCACCAGTCTTACCACCAGCCCATGTCGTTTCAACAATTGTAATCCCGTGTCGAGCCGATGGAAGCGCACCACTACGAATCTTGCTCGACCGCTTTGGATCCTCATACTGGATAACGCCCCACTCGGAAATCCACAAAATATCGTTCGACCCACCACGAGCATTCATCCCAGCATAAATCGTACTCGGGGGCGTATCAGCTACGCAAATCGATACCTGCGAATCATTTGTTTTTGGAGTCTTTACATGAACGCGCAACCACTCAGGCAAGTTCTCCAACGCGACGCGCATTATCGTATCCAACTTCCTGCTCGCATCAGCCGCATTCTGATCAATCAAACTACACTGCCTTTGCTTGTGGAATAAACACCAGTCAACCAACAAAATTCCAAGTGCGGTAGACATTCCTAACCGTCTTGCTTTTGGAATTAGTATTTTTTTAGAATTTTCAATATGGACTGCGCGAAAGATTGCAATTTGCTCTGGCCTTGGAATAAACTTTTGTAAACCACTGCCATCCGAAGGAGCAATTTGATATAATTCTCCACTGCACAACCTCCACATTGGATCAGCCAAAGAAGTTGTTAGTAACTCATTGTCATCTTTTTTTTCAGATGGAGGAGCCGAATGCTCCCCAGCGACCCCGGGTGGCGATTCCTGGGGGTGCCCCCCCGCGATTGAGATTTGGTGGGTGCCCTGCTGATACTGAGACCCATTCTCACTCGCATTTAAATGAGACTGAGACTCATTCTCAATTACTGAGGCGAGACAACGGACGGTTTCCCCTTTCGCAGCTTCGCTGGCCAGGGCATCACCCCAGCGCTCACCCGGAGCGCGCTCCACTTTAGGCTTGCGACGTCTTACTTTGCGCCGCTCCAATTGCGCTGCTAATTTGTCCGGGTTCCTTGTCATTGTCGGATTGCGGCGAGCGTTGCGGCGAGTGAAACATTAAGGGTAGACTCGCCGCTGACGTCCACTCTCACTGGTGAGTAATTGTCTACAGCCAGTCCGTACTCTCTCAGTGCCTTGATGGCGGTGGAGATATCACCGGCACTTTCAGCCTTGTCGGCAAGGCTTGCCATCCTTTCCAGCCATGCTTCCCTTGTCAGAATAGCCTTATTTAGGCGCGATGCGTTCAAGGAATCAAAATAGGAAACTATCTGGGGGCGCGCCAATAACTCTGCCGCAGCAGTCCGGCACGAACGTTTACTTGCGTCAGGAAACGCCAAGCCATAAGCAGCGGTCGCAGACTTGCCCGCCACTATCGCCTCGCAAAATTGCAAGTGGCTTGCACTTAAAGGCTTGTCCATTGATTGGGTCCGGTTTGAATCAAATTAGAAGGGGGAACCACGATCAAGTCATCGTCATTTAGCCATTTAGTGACAGTGACAGGTGGAGCGCTGGCAATTGCGAGACGTGCGCGCATTCCTTCGCATTGTGTAATATGGGGAGGGTTTGCCGATCCGTCCTCAATGCATCGGATGGAACGCCCGGACATTGAGAGAAGCTTTCCTAGTTCTTCGCGGTCAATCCCTTTGGAAGTTCTGTAGGCAATTAGATCACGGGCAATGGTTTCTGGCATTCTGAAAACTGCAGAATCTAATGGGCAAGGGCAAGTGGCAGAATAAAAAGCGCAATCCTGGAAAAATAGTGTTGACTAAGTGGCACCACGGCTTATCCTGAAATCCTATGGAATTGAAAAACATTATCAAAGAATGCGCCGAATCCGCTGCTGATTGGTGCGCTTACTCTCCACGCTACACGCAAAAAACGTTTATGTCAGCCGTTGCTGACTTTTGGGAATATGTCTTAGACATCGCAGGTGATGAAGACGTTGAAGTTCCCAAAGACTCGGAACTTGACTACCTGGCCCTTGTCCTAAAATTGCGGGGGGAGCGTCAATTACTGGCAAAACAGACTATGGCAAAAATGGCTAAAAAGTCCATAGAGCGATATCTTGAGTTCCCTACTGCTGACAATAAGGGAATTGCGTGCCGTGCTTGTGAGCACTTCTGGAAAGCCGCGCCATCCAAGGAAGTCCGAAGCCTCGGATGGTCAATTTTTGCCGACCATCCCACTTTCGTATGGGAAGCGATCAAGGAAACTATTGGACGGGATCTAAGGGCAGCGCTGGCAACGGTGGAGCTTTAGTCTTTCCCCTTCCCTTCCCTTGGCAATCGCTGAGGGGCGGGACGGGGGAAGACAGTCTTCCCCAGTAACCAAGATAAAACATGAAAATCGACACCACGAAAAACATTTTTTCTACCTCAGGGACCACCGATGCAGGTAAATTCCAACAAGCAATCGTAAAGCGGATTAAGCTTCTCTCAAAAAACACAAAACTAGTGAAAGGGGAGGCCATGGGATGGGAAACGTGGGGGCTTTCCCTTCTCCCGCATACAATGGCGGGGGGTCGCAATCTTTGCTTATTTGCAAGCAAGGGGTGCCGCTTCGCCTGCTTAGAAACCGCAGGGATGGGCGTATTTGCCAACGTCAGGGAGGCGAGAAAACAGCGAACCCTGTTTTACCTAAGGGAAGAACTTGCTTTCCTCGGTCAATTGAAAACTGAAATCGCAAGTGCCGTCAGGGGCGCAAAGCGGAAAGGGTTAAAGCTTGCGGTGCGCCTAAACGTCCTCTCTGACATCCCATGGGAAGAAACGGGAATATTTGAAACGTTTCCCGAAGTCAGGTTTTACGACTACACTCCTAATCCACACCGCATGGAAGCTTTCCTGCGCGGTGAAATGGCACCCAATTATCATTTGACGTTCAGCCGGAAAGAAAACAACGACAAGGCTTGCGATCGCATCCTTTCCCTAGGGGGGCGGGTTGCGGTTGTGTTCGATTCTGTCCCGAAAAAATGGGGCTGTTTTCCCGTAATTGATGGGGACGTTTCCGATTTGCGTTTCCTTGATCAAGGGGGCTTGATTGTGGGGCTCAAGGCAAAAGGGAAAGGCAAAAAAGACGCATCGGGTTTTGTCGTGATGACAGGAGGCGGGGAATGATTCTTTTTGCCCTAATGCTGGCAACAGTGATTGCCTTGCTGATAACTAGGGAATAATCTTCTCTCCCCGCTTTGGAGCCGCCCC